GCAAGCCTTGACTTATTACAACTTCTGGGACCTTCACCGGAACAAGCTACCCACGGCAGGCGAGACGGCTGACTATTTCAGCGGCCGACTTTACAAGCTCAGAAAGGAGCTAAAACAACTTGAGCAATCCAAGTGTAAATCAAGTGATCATCATGGGGAGACTGGGAGCTGACCCGGAGCTTAAAGGATCGGGGGACAGTCGGTTTCTCTCTCTCCGTGTTGCTACCTCACAAGCGCGGCTTGTCGGCCGAGAGTGGAAGGAAGACACCGAATGGCACACCGTCAAGGTGTGGGGGGAGTCAGCCTCTAGACTTTGCATGAAGGCCAAGAAAGGCACACTCATTCACATTGTAGGCAAGCTCACAAGCCACATATATCAAGAGCGGCGTATGTGGGAGATTAGAGCGCGAGAGTGGAAGGTGGTTGCAGATGGGAGGCAGACCCAAGCACAGCCTTATGAAAAGTCATCACCGTATAACATCGATAACTTTATGATGGACCTGTCATCGGTCGCGACTGCTAAGCCGGTTAAACCAAGTGGCGACTGGGCGCTTGTTCCTTCAAAAAGCAAATGGAAATAACATGACTACACATTACCGTGTGCCTGAACATTACGACCTCGTGAAAATTGAAATCGAAGAGTTTGGCTTAGAGAATATCTATAACGCTACTTATATGTTCTGCAAGGGGATCGGCGGCGATATTGTTGAGGCCGGTATGTCCGAAGGCAGCACTGGCCAAGGCTTCAGAATCTTAATCGAGTATTCAAGCGGCTTTACTCTTGGCGTTCAATACTTTGGGGAAAGTCAATATGACCTTCTGGATAGCGATGGGTATTTAATTTATCAACACTATAGCGACAGTGAGTTCTTTGTCTTACCGACGTTTGCGGCTTTCTGTGCGAACACGATGAGACTAGTTCTAGCTTTACAGTCTAAGGGCTATCTTGGTGAAGATGTAGCACACGCCGAAGCTCCTCTAACAAGCCAGCCTCTATCAACTATTAAGTTTCATTAACCAAGTATTGATAAGCCAAACTGACAACGACAACAACAAAGGAAACGACGAATGACAATGACACCAATGATTGATAACTGTGTAGCCGCTGGACTTGAGCGAGCATACAACCGAATGAACCCAAATCAGTATGTAAGGGAGATCTATCAAAACAGCATCGAAGCGGGAAAGGAAGAAGAGGACAAGGCGACCGACATCAGACTTGCAAGAGATCAACAAGCATTCGATCAGCTTGGCGTTGAGCGTGGATGTATCATTGATGATGGGCCAGGCATTCCATACGATGACATCTTAAACAAGATTAACCGAATCAACAGCAGTTCAAAAGACGTTGGCGGTGTACATGATAACTTCGGAATTGGTTTAAAGGTCAGCGCGCTTGTCCCAAACAGTTATGGACTTGTGATCCTGTGCCGAACCAAGGAGAGGCCAAAAGGGTTTATGATATGGCTGCATATAAAAAACAAGGCGGCCGGCGCTCGACACTTGGTAAGCGAAGAAAACCTAAAAGCTCATCAAGATCCAGAAGAAGAGGCGATGCTTGAGCTTGAAGATCGCGTTGACTTTGCTGAAGTTGAGAAACGCGGCTATTCGTCTTATACGGTGGATGGCGTTGATTACATGTCTTGGTGGGAGAACAATGTCAGAAGGCGAAAAAGTGAAAAGCAGACAGGCACAGCCGTTATTTTTCTTGGTAAGAGCCAAAAAGAAAACACCTTTCAAAAACTTGTAACATCGGGAATCCGTTTTTTAAACGGTCGATATTTACGTTATAGAGTCAAGCCGTATGTAGCTCGCTGTGAAATCGAAAGAAACAGGCATTTTGACCGGGTGGAGAACCCGATCAACATCTTAAGATCTCGTTTTGAAGAACTTGAGACTATAAAATTTAATGGTTGGACTGTTAAAACCTATCTTAAAAAAGAAAACGCGACTTTCAAGTCAGCTGCTCTTGTCAAAAGTCCACTTGTGCACGCATATTTTAAAGAGGCTGTTATATATCGAGATGAAGTATATGGGAACTATGCAGACCTTAAACCCCAATCAATCGCAAAAGTCAGATCATCATGGGGGATATGGTCAAACAAGGTAGGCAAGAGAGTCACTCTTCTTGTTTATCCTCCGGAGTATGATCTTGAAACCGGAGTGGGAGTTTTTCCGGATGATTCAAGGACTGAGCTCTTATGGAGAGATAGCACTCTAACAGCTCCAACAAGCAAGCTACCCCTTGAAGAGCTGCGCGAGCAATATCAAAAGCATATGCCTGAGAAGATTAGAGACCTCTTGGATGATATCGCACTAGATGAATTATTAACCATCAAAGAATCGAAAGCTGCTAAAATGGTCAGCCAGTGGGCTAAGGTTCCAAAGGATAACTCAAGAGTGAAGAAGGGGGCCGGAGTTTTAATATTCGATCCAAAAGGAGACTTGTTTGGGTCAGACGGAGTTGAAGCGATGGGAGTTTTTGGTGGAAACCAAGGCAACATTGACAGCGACTCAAAAGAGCAAGTTGAAAATCCTAGCCGAAAGAAAAAGGAGAAGACACAGGAAGAGCTAAACAGAGAGGCCGAGCAAAGGCGAGCGAGGGAGCGGAGAAAGAAGGCCATGAACGAGCCACCTCAAGTGGTATTTAAAAATCAAAATGATGAGGATTCGGAGGATCGATTCAAGGTGACACTTGAGACAGGTGAGCACAACTGGGAGGCTGCTTATTATCAGCCGCTTGTCAATGGGACTCAAGGCAATAAACTTTATATCAACAGGGATCACCCTTGCTTCTATTCTTATCAAACGATGGTTATTCAAGAATTAAAGTCCAAGGGTGAAGTGATTAGTAGAGATTCAGCTCAGAAGCACTTCATTGAACCTTATTTTGAAGAGTTTGGCGGGTGTGCAGTCCAACAGATCAAGGGATATGCTCAGCCGTCAACGGTCTCAACCCTCCTTAGTCCTGAACGCTTGACTCAATCGCTCACAGGTCATCACTTCCATCTGAAAGCTAATCTTGCGGGGGGGAGTCTTAGACTACTAAAGGAGTATAAAGCAAAGTGGCGATCATTAGGAAAACAGGATTCTGCATGACCAAAGAAGAGCATAGAGCATACATGAGGGAGTACAACCGGAACCGGCTTGCCTGTGAGACACCATATGATAGAGAGATTCGCTTAGCTTATGGCCGTCAAGCCTATCGTGATCGGGTAGCCAATGAGACCGAAGAAGAGAAGGAGAAGCGAAGGGCAAAGCAACGAGCTTATTTAAAAGCACGGAAAGCCAACATGACAGAGGAGGAGCGCGCGGCATATGCTGAACGCCGGCGACAATATCAAAGGGATCGCTATGCGAGAATGACTGATGAGGAACGCGAGCAAGACCGGATGATTAGAAGGTTAAAAGCTAAACAAAGACGCGAGGCTAAGAAGAGAGCAAAATGAAGTATAACCTTTATGGGGATGATATAGGCTCAGTTGAATTGATCGATCATATGGGAGATGACAAGCGCGCAGTTGATGCCGCTCGTGTGTCGTTTATGAGAGATGACACAAGCAAAGAGCTCACAGAGAAAGACAGGCGGCTGATTAAGTTCCTGACAGCTCATAAGCACACATCGCCCTTCGAACATATGACAGCGACTTTTCGCTTAACGGTTCCTCTGTTTGTTCGCTCGCAGATCATGAGGCATCGAACCTTCTCTTATAATGAGGTAAGCCGGCGCTATACCTCAGAGAATATTCAAACATGGAAACCGGAGAAGCTGAGGAGACAGAGCACCAACAATCTTCAATGTTCAGAAGGTGAGCTTGATAATCAAGATGCGCTTGAGATGCTTGGACTCTCCTTGATCGAGTCTGTTGATACCTATGAAGAGCTAATCAAGGGGGGGGTCTCAAGAGAGATCGCAAGGGCCGTCTTACCACAGGCGACATATACAACATTCTACATGACCGGCAACCTTCACAACTGGGTTAAGTTCTTGAAGCTCAGGAATGATGAGCACTCGCAACCTGAGACAAGAGACGCAGCTCACGCAATAGAGGAGATGTTGTTGGAGCTCTTCCCAGTGACGATTCAAAGTCTCTTTAATGGTGGTGAGTCGTGACTAATATGGATCTACAAGATGAGCATAAACGCGCGCGCGAAGTGATCACCACCTTGGCTGAGCTTCGTAAGCGCTTAGTCTATGAAGGCGATCTCTCAACCGAGAGCAAAGAACTGTACAATCATATTGAGCAAACACTTCACCACGCAATAGGAGAGCTTTATGGCTGGACAGCAGAAGAGGAAACCGAGGAAGCGACAACCAACACGAACACAGAAGGCAATCAAAGAGGAGATCATAGAGAATCTCAAGACAGGGATGACCATTGAAGCCTCGGCAGTTTTGGCCGGCGTATGTCGAACCACTTACTATAACTATAGAGATCGTGATCCTAAGTTTGCTGAAGAAGCAGATCAAGCGAGTAGATGGGCTGAAGCTATATGTTTAGAGCGTATTAAACAAGCGGCCATGGATCGGATGGATTGGAAGGCGTGGGCATGGATACTAGAAAAGCGCTTCCCCGATGACTATGGCAAGCGCCAAGAGCTCCAAGTCAAGACTGAATCATCAAGTGATGGGACTGCTGAAGTGCTCTCCATGATGGAGCAAATCAAACAGCTTAGAAACACAACCGACCCCACCGTAGAAGGTGAGGCCGGCGGTTCAACCTGACAACAGGAAACGACTGACAAAGATGACAAGCCTTCATCGAGTGACATAATACCATGAACGAGATTAAACTCAACCCTCTACAGCTAGAGATCATTTCAAGGATCACGGATGAACAAAAGATCATCAGCGCTCGCTGTGGTTGGGGGAGCGGTAAGACTTCAGCGCTTGTCTTTTCAATCTTGTATCTCGCCAAGACTCGACCGGGCACAAGCTCACTCTTAGTTACTGACACGAACCCGCGTTATAACTCTGTTCTCATGCCTGAGATGGAGAAATGGCTTGGCCCTCTCGGTTGGACATATAACCACACTCTTAGACAGTGGACCGATCAACACACTGGATCAAGTGTGTGGTGTCGTTCCTATTATCGTCCAGGGACACGAGACGCAACTCACAACCCGCTTGAAGGTCTCAACGTCACAAGCGGTGTATGTTTGATTGATGAGTGTCAGACGCTCACAGAGGAGGTAGCACATAAAGCGCTAGGACGATTGAGGGCCGGACCGTCTCCCATCATGATTCTTGTAGGCTTGCCGGTCGCTGATGCTTGGTGGTGTCAGATGGCAGAGAGTGCCGGTCAGCTTCCTCTCCTCTTCACCTCCTATGTCAATGAAGAGAATCTAGCGGCAGAATGGTTTGAAGCTACCAAGCTACTTCCTAAAGAAGAACGTGAAGCCATGGTGATGAATAAGCCGAAGCCTCCAAGCGGCCTTATTTATCAAGAGTTCACTGACTCACACATTATTGAAGGCTGGACTTATCGAGAAGAGATGACAGGACGGATTGCCATTGACTGGGGATTCAGAAAGCCGAGTGTCTTGATTATCTGCCATGATGAGGAGCTCCAAGCGGATGTCATCTGTCATGAGTTTAATCCAAGAGAGGTCACCACCGAACAGCTCACCGCGTTGATTCTCTCAATCGGTTGGCCGCGCTCCCATAAGTCAGCCGCTCCCGGTCCTCGAATATGGTTGGATACCGGAGTGGCAGACAAGGCCGGCAAGGCTCGCAATGATCAGACAGGCCGCAGCGCTTTTCGAGTAATGAGAGCAGAACCGCCAAGGGGTCTTGGTCTTCCGCTTAGGTCTACCACTGACCCGATCAAGGTTGATGTCTTGAACGGTATTCAGCGACTCAAGAGAGCCTTCAACTCTAGACGCTATCTCATCACTAAAGAGCTTTGGGATAAAGGTGAGCGCTCAACAGGTAACAGCTTGAGAAAAGCTCTCCTCTCTTATGGTTGGGATAACAAAGAGCAACCGAAGAAGGACGGCCGAGAGGATCCACTTGACGCGCTCCGCTATGATTGCATTCTTTTCAACTGGGCAGATCCAACCGATCAAGGATATAAACCAAGGTCAAGGGGTGGAAAATCAAACAGGCGTGTTAAGGTCGGTGGCTCAAAGACAAGGAGCTTTTAATGCAGTACCTTGGCGGAAAATCTCGAATTGCTAAACAGATCATTGATATCATGAGCGCTGAGAGAGAAGAGGGGATGACTTGGGTTGAGCCGTTTATGGGAAGCGGAAAGGTGATCAGTCAAGTAAGCGGTCGAAGAATAGGTGCTGATATTAATCATGAAATGATCGCTTTGTTTAAGGCGATTCGGGGAGGTTGGAAACCTCCAACTGAAGTCACAAGAGAATTCTATAATGAAGTTGTGAGCAACCAAGACAAATACACTGACCACTTGAAAGCGTTCATAAATATAGGTTGTAGTTTCGGTGCACTACGCTGGGGTTCTTACGCGAATCCAGATCCGAGACCGGGGCGTCAATCAAGAGCGAAGTGTACACATGACGCTTTGATCAAGTTAAAACCTAGAATTTCAAGCATAGAACTTTTCTCTTGTGACTATAAGAGTCTTCATATTCCTCCGCGCTCTCTTATTTATTGCGACCCTCCTTATGCGAACACTGCTGGTTATGGTTTTAAATTTAATCACATTGAATTCTATGATTGGTGTAGAGAGAGGGTAAATGAAGGGCATTATGTATTCGTAAGCGAGTATAATATGCCTTCTGACTTTGAAGAAGTATGGTCGCGAGAAGTCAATGTCACATTGAACCCAAATAATAATTCTCTAAACAAGGTTGAGCGATTGTATAGACTACATAAGAAGCCACCATTTAGTCTCAAGATGTACTAACAAGGATCGATCATGGAACTAGTCGAGACTAAACTAGCGATAGTTCTTCTTGATCTCATTGGGTCTACCAAGTTTGTTCAACAGGTGGGAGCGCTTAAGGCCGCTCAATGGCTCCAGTATCATGACAGGCTAGCGCGCTCGCTTGTCTATAAGTTTGAAGGGCGAGAGATTGACAGGTCAGACGGCTTTCTTCTCAGCTTTGATCGACCAATTGACGCGGTAAACTTTGCGCTCATCTATCAACAGACAGTTCCACCGAAGGTCAAGATTGATTGTCGAATCGGGATCCATTGGGGATGTATTGTTGAGGTTAAGCAAAGTGAACTTTTCACGATGACCGGGGCTAAGTCTATAGAGCTTGAAGGAGTGTCTAAGAACATCGCAGCGAGAACTATGAGCATATGTCAAGCCGGTCAAGTCCTCCTCACTAAAGAGGCCATGGCAGCTATCAAAGGACGGACTAACCACTGGACACCAAGAGGAACTAGATATGCTTGTGTCGGTGAGTATCGGTTCAAGGGAGTGCGTGAACCTCAGATCATTTACGCAGTAGGTTCGACCATTGAATCTCTCCAACCCCCTCCAAGCTCTGAGAAGGTCAAGCGCTTAGGCGGTCCTAAGAAGATCAAGAGCAGAATGAGAGACCGTAAAGTGAGGGAGTGGTTATGGTGGTTTCTCAAGAAGGTGGCTCTAGTCATCCTCTTATGGCTGATCTCTGTCTTTGCTCCCATCATCATCAATCCAAGGGCTCGCTTGATCAACGGCCTTGATCAGTGGTTCTATTGGGTCGATCCCATCTTGATCACCTTGCAAGCAACCCTTGAGAAACTGCCATGACTAAACCTGACAAGACGACACACCGAGAGTTTAGCCAAGTCGAGAAAGCTCGCCGGGGTTGGTGGTTCTCTGTCTTCTTCCTCTGTCTAGTTGTGGCGCTGATTCTGTTCCTTACCTATGTAAAAATTGTTGATGAGAACCGAGATGTACTAGTCGGTATCCTGGGAGTCATTACCGGATCAATCTCTTCAATGGTAGCTATAGCGAGCGGCCGCGATCCCTCCGAGGTGGAAGAGCTAAAGGATAAACTAGCAAGTGCCAACGCTGACAGAGAAGCACTTATCGCTCGATTAAGAGATGCACAAATCCAGCTTCAACTACATCGCGATCAACTAGCCGAGCTACAAACGGCCATCATTGACAAGCTCTCTTTATTCGCCGGCTCACGTCCCATCAAAACTAAGAGTGAGTCAGATGTCATCCTTCATCATTCGGTTGAGGAGTGGCTAGATAGGTAAAGCGGCCACAGCTCCGACAGTATTAAGGCTTAGAGTCTTTGTGGTGCTCTTATATCCTTAGCTGTGGCCGTTCGTAAATATAGATCTTGATTTTATACTGAACAAGGTTTTATTGATAAAATCGCTTCTAAGTGATTATATTGATCAAGTAGCACTCACATAAGGCCTTGGGGGTTCAATGAGCTATATAGACAATGAGCGCTCTCCTAAGCACATGAGAGCGCTTGCTCCTAGATTCGTCACCAAGGGCATCACCGGTACACAGCTTAGCGGCGGGGTGATCACTGGTAAAGAGCAGAACGCACAGCTCACCGGCCTTAACTGGGTCAAGGAAGCTGAAGAGATGGTGAGGACTGATCCTATCGTGAGAAGGTCTTGGCATATGCTGAGACAAACTCTGCTCTCTGCATCTTGGCGCTTTGAGCCCGGCATTGAAGGGGATGCACAATCTGAAGAGCTCGCACGCTTTGCTAATGAGTGTTATGGTTTCGACGGCTATTCAGGTCAGATGTCAATCTCCTGGGAGGGTCAACTGTCTTACCTTTGGGAGTTTGTCCCACTCGGCTATCGATACGCTGAGGAGATCTACAGAGTTGGGCCGGACTCAGAGGGCAAGGTCAAGATATGGCTTGACCGATATGCTGACCGAGAGCCTAGCGCTCACAACAGGTGGTTGAGTCGAGACAACCAACAGCTTGACGGCGTACTCCAAAACATAGTCGGGTTGACCATCGCACCGGAACCGATCCCAGCGAACAAGCTCTTACTCCTCACACTGAACAAGACCGGCTCCAACTTTGAAGGCGTGGGAATGTTGAGGAGTGTTTGGTGGTGGTGGCGTACTAAGCAGCGAGTCAGCAATCTCATGTGTGTTGGTCTTGATCGGTGGGCAGTACCTACGCCTAAAGTCACAGTCGACCGTTCACAAGCGGAGAACCTAGGCTTGACAGATGCTGACATTGATTCGATGGTTGAAGACGCTGAAGCACAAGCACAGAGCTTTATAAGTGCTGAACAGAGTTATCTAGTTGAGAATGCTGCGGTGACTTTTGACACATACGCAGCTCAGCCTAATCTATATGCTCAAGGACCACTTGAGATTATTACTAAATGCGACTCTCAAATCTCAGCGGCTTTCTTAACTCAGTTCGCTGACCTTGGGAACACTGAGACAGGAGCGCGCTCAGTTGGTGAGATTCACCTTTCAGTCTTTAGGCGTGCGGCTATCAATCTATGTGACATCGTAGCTTCACAAGTGAGCGGTGTTGATCGCCGTGGAGGTGGCACAATAGGCCGCTTGATTAGGTGGAACTTTGGCTTAGTCGATCCTTCCAAGCTCCCACGATTGACTCATACCGGCCTTGACACTGATGACCTTGCCGAGTCACTCGGCATGTTGCCCGGCCTTGTGCAATCCGGTCTCCTCACTCCAGACGATGAACTAGAGAGAGCGATCAGAGAAAGACTTGGCGCGGGCGATCTACCTGAAGACGCTCAGCGCTCAGCGCTTGAGAGAACGGCCGGCTTGAAGGGCGGTGGAGGTGTCGCAGCTTTAGCGGAGAACCTCATCAAGAGGAGGCGAGCCAATGGCTAAGAAGCGCACACAAGCACAAACACCGGCACCCAAGAAGGACCGAGTGAAGGGAAGCAAGGCGAATCCGAAGGGAAGCGCAAGCGGGGCAAGAGGTGGAATCAAGATTGGCGAGCAAGCGGTCAAAGCTCTTGAGAACATGAGAGACAAGCACAATGATCGATATAAAGCGAAGTCTAAGAAGGTTGACCTTGGCACGCTTAAAGCCGTCTTTAGGAGAGGGGCGGGCGCTTTCTCTGTCTCCCATCGCCCAGGGATGACAAGAAATCAATGGGCACTTGCAAGGGTCAAGACCTTTCTCAAATTGGTCGGCACAGGTCAACGCAAGAAAGCCTATACAACTGACCTTGATCTATTGCCTAAAGGTCATCCACAGAGAACAGAAGCTAAATCGGAACTGAGTTCCGCTTTAAGTGTTCCTAATAAATATTCACACATAGACTTCAAGCCTCCACAAGGCGTGAGAGACGCGGCCAAGAAGGCACTTGAGGTAAGAGCAAGCAAGCCGGAATCACAAAGAGGAATGACGGCCGTTGGCATCGCTCGCGCTCGCGACCTTATGAACGGTAAGACCTTATCACCTGAGACAGTCCGAAGGATGCTAGCTTTCTTCACTCGACATGAAGTCGACAAACAAGGCGCAACTTGGGACGAGCAAGGCAAGGGTTGGCAGGCGTGGCATGGTTGGGGAGGTGATCCCGGCTTCGCTTGGTCAAGAAAGGTAGTCAAACAGATGAACGCAGCAGACGATAAAGCGCAAGCGTTAAGGGCATACGGTGAAGCGGTTATGCTCTCTGAGGCCTCACCAACCTATGACATCCCTGAAGGTCTCACCATTGGTAAGCCCTTCAAGACGTTGGCACTTGGTCAAGTCTCATCACGCATGAACGGTGAAGCCATAGGAAAAGAGATTGATCGAGACCTTCTTAGCGAGATGATCCGAGTCTATAGAGAGCGGCGTGACGCTGATCCTGTGATCATTGATTGGCAACACGCGACATCACCCTTTCAAGGCGGTCATCCCGCACCACCAGAGAGCGGCTCAGCGCTTGGATTGATCGTAGATCTTGAGCTTAGAGAAGACGGCCTCTACGCAACACCGGCTTATAATGAGCGGGGGCTTGATGTGGTCAAGTCTGCCGGCGGTGTGCTTTGGAGTTCTCCAGAGTTCCTCAATGGTGAAGTCTTCTCAAGAGACGGCGGCTCTAAAGTCGGAGACGCACAACTATTAGCAATCACCCTTACACCTCGCCCAGCTCAATCTAATGACAAGATTGGGCGAGTAACTCTAAACGAAAGGACATCATTGATGGATAACATCAACGAGTTGTCTGTTGAAGAGCTCCGCACGATGCTTGTCGCTAAGGACGAGATGGTCAAAGAGCTTGAGCAGAAAATGAAAGACATGATGGAAGAGTCTGAAAACTCCATGATGGAGAAGAAAGACGACGACAAAGAAGAGAAGATGGCAGAAGAGAAGACCGACGAGAAAGATCAGAAGCTCGCTCACACTCCTGACCATGAAGAGAAGAAGGAAGAGAAGAAGACTTATAAGATGTCTGAAGCTCTCACCGAGTCAACTCTTCTCTCTGAGGTTCAGTCACTTCGTGAGAACAACGCCAAACTCTCTGAGCGTCTTGAGGTTATCGAGTCAGAGAAGCGCGCAGTTGAGCGCCGTGAAGCGGTCAACACTCTTCTTAACGAGGGCAAAATTCAGCCTTCAGAAGTTGAAGTCGCTGCAAAGGCTTGGGAGCTCCGAGAGCTTCAAGGTGAGTTTTGGCAGATGTTCAGCGAGCGACCATCTAACAGCGCTGTTCCACTTGTAGAGGTCGGACACGGCGCAAGCGGCCAAGAGATCAACAAAGCAAGCCTTGACCAAAAGGTCAGGAGTCTAGCGGCTGAGAAGCAAGTAAGCTACTCAGAAGCGCTTAACCTATTCCGCGAGTCAAACCGCGATTATTACAACAAAGTTTTTGGAGGCTAAACCATGGCTAACACAGACAATATTATTTCATTTATCGCGGCTGAAGCTATCACCGAGTACGCACTTGTAAGCGTTGATACTGCCGGTAAGATCGTTATCACAACCGCAGCAAATGACACTCGTTGTGTCGGTGTCGCACAAAGGGCTTGTTCAACTGGTGACTCTGTAGAAGTCAAGGTGAGCGGCCTTACTCGCGTGATCGCAGGTAATACCATTGCGAACAGTGTCTCTCTCGTTATGGCTACCACGGCGGGCAAGGTCCTCACTCACGCGACCAGCGGCAACTACTCAATCGGTCAGATCATTCCAAACATCAATCAAGTCTCTTCAGTGGCTAATGATCAGATCCTCATCAACTTCACCGGTCCTCAAAACCTAGTACCTTAAGGAGTGAATCATGGCTAGTTCATACAGTAATCTCCATCCAGTAGATCAGATCCTAACAGGACTCGTACAAGAAGCGGTTCCTAGTGATAACCAACTTATCGCGGATAAGGTTTTTGAAACCATCACCATTCCTGAGCGAAGCGGAACTCTCCTTGTAGAAGAGACTCGTAACTTTATGGGCGCGGGTGCAGGTCTTGACCTTCAGCGCGCTCCGGGTTCAAGCCGTGCCTCTATCGGTGGCTTCGATCGCACAAGCCAAACATTCAAGGCTCTAATCTATGGCGCTCAAGACTCGATCGCGATGGAAGATATCTTTGATTCTCAGTATCCCGGCAGTGAAGAGCAACGCCTAGCGCGTAAAGTTGCGCGCGTTGTTAAGCTCGCACGTGAGAAGCGCGCAGCTGACCTTCTCTTTGGTACTGCGAATTTCAACAACGATAACTCAACAAATGAGTTCGGTAGCAAGTTCAACGCGGCCGGCGCTACTCCTCTAGAGTTCTTGCACACTCTTAAGGATACAGTCTTCGAGGCGGCTCACGGAATCAACCCAGACTCCCTCATTCTTGGCCGCTCACTTTTCCGAGAGCTAGCGCGTAACCCAGAAGTCAGAGGCGTGATCAGTGTTGGTTCTCCTGGTTTTGGTGTTGCGAGCGGTGACCGAGTTCTTAATGATGAGGTCGTGATCGGTGTGCTTCGTGATGTCCTCGGTATTCCTAACATTTTTGTCGGTCAAGCGCGACAAGATACAGCGGTTCCCGGTGCGACTTCTTCAGAGTCTTACATCTGGACTGCTGATAGTCTCTTCATGGGTATCCTCAAGGGAAGTGACGCGATTGTTCAAAAGAGTGGCAACGTGAAGGGTATGCCGGTTGCGGCGCTTAACCTTTCTTACAGCAACATGGTAGCCGGTCAATATGACTCACTCGATAAGACTAGGCGTTATGTCTACGGTGAAGAGGTCGGCACATTCCACGCGGTTGACTCAACTCTCGGCCGCATCATTACAGATTGCCTTTAAGAGATGGCGTGTCAATGTGGCGCATCACCTCAGCTTCTTTCTGAAGTTGACGCTGATGAGGAAGCGATCGCAGATCTAACCCGACAGGCTAAGCGTCAGTCGGGACAGATCGCCACATTGACAAGAGCTAGACGCGATCAACTCAAAGCTGAAGTTTCAGCGGAGAGAGCTTTTGCTAGGTCATTGACCAAAGCGAGAGCGCAACTATTAGAGACAGTAGGAGCGGCCGTTGAAGCGGCTTCACCTCTGACTCTTCTTAATCTAGATGATGAGCAGTTGCTTGAGTTCATCCTTCAAGGAGGGCTTGGACTTGCAGTAGATGATTTCATCGAACAACAGGAAGCGATCAAAGAGGCAGCTGAGAGAGCAATGAAAGCGGTTCAACCCGACTTTGGGTTTGACCAAATCACCTCACAGCTTGACAGCATTCAAGCAACAGCGGCCCAAAGCGTATTTGATGATGTAATCTTACCCGACTTCAAGCGCTCGATTAATGAGAGCTTGAGAGATCTCTTGGTTGACGTTCCCACTAATATCGTCATGAGCAATCTTGAGCAGAGGTTGAAACGATCAGAGGGAAAGCAACTTACAGAGGTTAAGACACGAATCTCTCAATATGGGCGATCAATCACAGCGGCCGCAGCGGAAGCGGCTGACATGAGCTTCTATTTATACACCGGACCAAAAGACGGCATCACGCGCCCTTTCTGTCGTCAGCTTGTTGACCTTGTTGTGAGCAAGTCCCAGATGAAGCGGTTAAATAATAACCAAGGCTTAAGCGTGTCAACCGGTGGAGGTGGCTACAACTGCCGTCATAGTTGGTCACCTGTCACCAAGGGCTTTATAGAAGCGGCCGGCCTTACAAGGGCTAAGAGCTCCGACATCACCAAGGCCAACTCAGCAGCAAAGAGGAAATGATGCGAAAAGCAATTACAAGTCAAGCCTATCTCTTTGAATGGAACTCACCCTCACCACTAAGCGAAGCTCCTACTATCAGCATCACCGGTGGAGCGCTCGCGTATAGTGAAGCGATGACACAGAGTAGAGCCAATGTCACAGTCTCAGCCATCGCAGCAGACAGAAGAACATTGACTCTTACAGGGAGCGCTGACTCTCTCCACCGAGATCAAGCCAAGGGCTATCTCGTCACTGATGGTGATACTTGGTTTAGTGTGACGATTAGCAGAGTAGTAGGAACCTCAGCGATATTGGCCGAACCTCTACCGCGTGAGATCGACCTAAGCAACAACGCGACTCTTGTTTTCTCAATGTACTATGCAACCGTAACAACCGCAGCGGTGACAGGTACAAGCGGTTATTATTCCTACTCAGTAGCATATTCAGCAGACCAAGGTTCACAGAATCACAGCAAGGTTGAGCGAGGTACACTCAAAGTCACTCCTAAGCCTTTCGATACTGGGCTTGACCATGATGAGTTTGTCGCTACTTTTGCGAACCTTGCCGACATGATCCCAAGAAGACAGTCTGACTTCTCAGCACAGATCAAAGCTAGCCTTGATGAGATCGCGCTTATGATCAGGAACCACTTGAG